GCAATGATACAGGGATTCATAAACTTGGGTGTTGTCATATTCATACTTGAACCATTAGAAAGAAAATTAAGAGACATCAAGAACAGACAGAGGGGTATCAACAGCGAACTTAAAACAGAAATTGGTCTTAGAACAATATTAGCATTCTTAACAGGTGGTGCATCGCTAGGGTTCGGGGGCTTCAAGGCAGGCGGTGGTCCAGTATCGGCAAACACACCATACATGGTAGGTGAGAGAGGACCGGAGATGTTTGTTCCGAACTCATCAGGATCGATCATATCCAACAGTGACATGGGTGACATGGGTGACGGCAGTGCAGTAGGAGGTGGCGGCGGTGGAGACAACATTGAAGTCACATTTAACATCAACACAATTGACGCGACAGACTTCGATCAACTGTTGACTACCAGACAGGATCTGATAGTTGGCCTGATCAACAGGAGTCTAGCTGAAAGAGGCAAAAGGAGTTTATTAGCATAATGGCATTATTCACACCCAGCAAGGGATTCAAGACACTAGATTTTCAAACAAATTCAAACACCCGTGTGACGACGTCAGTGAGCGGCAAGACACACAGGAGAAAGATAGGTGCACAATTTTGGAGTGCGAGACTAAAATCACCACAGATGGCCAAAGCGGACTTCATGGCTGATTACAGTTTCGTCGTGCAACAGGATGGACAGTTTGGTTCTTTCACTATCATACTACCTGAAGTTAGTTCTTCAAAGGGAACGGTGTCGGGCACGATAACCGTCAACGCCACAGTCAGCACAGACCCAGTGATGAGTCCAGCGGCTGGATCTTCCAAGGTGGGCGTGGACACGGTTGCCACAGGCACACTGAAGAAAGGTGACCTAATCAAATTTTCAAACCACAGCAAAGTCTACATGATAACTGCAGACGTTGACATGGATGGCAGTTCAGTGAACACACTGGACATATATCCACCATTACTGACGGCAGTGACGGCGGCACACACAGTGACCTATGACAATGTTCCGTTGACTGTGTTCCTTGACAAGGATCAAATAAAATACGTCACCTCATTGGACGGCACATTCAATTATGAGCTGATAGTGAATGAGGAAGTATAATGACAAGAAGTATTGCCAGTGCAACACAGACAAAATTAGCGGCTAATCAAATATTCGTTGCTGACCTGATAGAATTACAACTTTCAACGACACAATACCTTACCACAACAAATCTAGACATCACATACGATTCACTGACGGCACCTGACGCAGGCAACAACACATACCTGGCACAGGGACAGTTTTTAAGTTATGGAAACATAATCGAATCAGCGGATCTCAGGATCAACTCCATAGACATGGAGTTCACTGCTGTTGACCTGACAACGATCGGCTTGCTGTTGAACAACAATTTCATAGACAAGAGGGTGGTGATATATAGGGTTATATTGGGCAATGATTACACTTTCGAAGCGGATGATGTTTGGATGCTGTTCGATGGAAACATAACAGCATATGGAATCAAAGAGACCGGAGAGACTGCCACAGTCACCATAACAGTGGCATCACAGTTCGCGGACTTCATGAGGACAAGCGGCAGGAAATCAAATCCTGCGTCACAGAACATACACTTTGCGAATGACAGGGGCATGGACTTCTCTCCACAGATCGTCAAAGACATCAAATGGGGGAAAGCATAATGTATTGTAGAGCAGTCACACCAAGAGACCACAAAGAATTCTACGTCCTGGCATACAAGAGTTTCGTGGAGAGGGAAGACGTTGGTATAGATTTCAACGAGACAGTATTCAACCAAATAGTCAAGAACACATTGGTGCACGAGAGCCATCACATACAAGGATTGTTCGAGGATGACATCATGGTTGGTTTCTGTGTTGTGATGTTGGACAAGATACCTTTCAGCAATCAACCAGTGGCGATATTTGACCTCATACACACGGACGTGGCACACAGGAAGATAGACAACTTCCAGATGATGTTCACTGCCATAATGAAAGTGGTGCAAGACCATGGCGTGAAGAAACTGTGTCTGAACAGCAAGAATTTAATCCTGGACGAGGACCAGAAAACAATATTATTATCAAGGAACGATTTCACTAATCAAAGCATCAATTGGGAGAAGAACTTATAATGGGATTTTTCAAAAAGATATTTCGAGCGGTAAAGAGTGTAGTCAAGAGTGTGGTCAAAGCAGTCACGAAAGTGATTGGTGCGATAGCACAACCTTTTGGATTCTCACCTGACATCCCAGACTTCGGATTAGAAGATGGTGGTGATCAGTCGGCGGGCATACAAGGGGTATTGATCAACAAAGACAGTGCGATAGCCAACATACCGGTCGTGTATGGCACAAGGATGGTTGGTGGTGTGAGGGTGTTCGTTTCAACGAACGGAACAGACAACAAATACCTATACCTTGCTTTGGTGCTTTCGGAGGGAACCGTAGACAGTGTGACAACACTGTTGATAGATGACAACGAGATAACGATACCCTCACTGACACATGGCACACTGAGGACCTGTGTCGCAGGCAAACACGCTGACAGATTGAAAGTGCAATTCTTCGATGGCAGGGACGACCAGGTGGCAAGTTCACTGTTGAGCGAGGCACCTACTTGGGGCAGTAATCACAAGTTGAGTGGTTTGGCCTACCTAGCATTCAGGTTTGAATGGAAGAAGATCACGGACCAAGCGTCGGCTGACAACAACCCATACACCGGTGGCGTTCCCAACGTCAAGGTGGTGATAAAGGGCAAGAAGATATATGACGCCACACAACTGACGGCAGATTCAACCACACAACACAACACCGCATACGCAGACGAACCTACAGTGTTCACCAACAATCCTGTGAGTGTGCTCTACGATTACATGAGGAATCCGAGATATGGCAAGGGATTGTCCAACTCCGCATTCAATCATGGCACGTGGAAGACGGCGGCGGACCTTTGTGACCAAACAGTGACCTACACATCATCAGTCAACGGCAAGTCATTCACTTGCGACGCTGTGGTGGCAACGTCACAGAGCATAATGAGCAACATCAAGATAATGCTGATGGGTTTCAGGGGCATAATGCCTTTCACACAGGGACAATACAAATTACTGATAGAACATGGCGGGGACGACACGGACATCACGGCAACACCAAGTGATCCAACAACCGTGTTCTCTGTCACGAACGATCACATCGTTGGTGGACTACAATTAGAGGGGGAGAACAAGAGCAACAAGGTCAACAGGTGCATAGTCACCTATGTTGATCCAGACGCAGACTTCCAACCAAACCAAGCTGTGTTCCCAACCGCGGGATCCAGCACGGACAACAGTTTCCTGAGCGAGGACAACGGAATAAGATTAGAGAAGACAGTGACACTGCCAACGGTTGCCAGCAGAGAACAGGCATTGCAGTTCGCGGAAGTGTTCACCAAGAGATCAAGGGCCAGCAAGAGGATATCATTCGCCACAACCATAGCCACTTCAAACATCACGGTGGGAGACCTTATCAGGGTCACCAATGAACACATAGCACTGGATGGCCTATTCCGTATATCGGATCTGATAGTGGACGTGGATGGCACGATCAGTGTCGAGGCCATAGAACACCAATCCAGCACATACTCGGTCAACGCCAAGGGAGCGGATCTGACCAGACCATCGATCAATCTACCCAACCCGGACCAAGTGATTGCACCAACCAACCTAGTGTTGGCATCGGGATCAGCACAGAACTTGACCGGCACAGACACCACGGGCTATTTCGCTGATGCGTCAGTGACCACGGTGAGGAGATTGAAGGTGAGTTGGACGGCATCAACGGACGTGTTCGTGTCGGAATACATCATACAATTCAGGATAAATGGCACCAGCGCCTATGCAACCGCTGGCACAACCAACCAGACCACATTCTTCATAGCCCCGGTGGGCTTGGGCAGTGCTATCGACGTCAGGGTGGCGGCCCGTAATGAACTGAACAATCAGAGTGCATTCGTTCAAGTGTTGAATCACACCATAGTGGCATAATGCTACAGGAGAAATTTGACAGCATCCTGGCGGGACTGGGCAAATGGCGATGCGTGGGCAAGAAACAGACT